ATAAACATCATCAAGTTTAGTCTTGATGCCTTGAAACTTCTCACCTTCTTCAGCAATTTTTGCTTCTAAGGCAGATATTTTGCTCTCGTACTCAGCCTTAACACTGTCAAGGTTGGGTGCTTGAGGGATTGTAGTCTCAGCCACGGGCTGTTCAGCAGGAGTCACAGACTCAGGCTGTATGACTTTTTCTTCCATAATTAAGCGTCAGTTTTTTTAGGGGTAGTAGTTTTTGTTGCTTTAGGAGCTTCAACAGAAGCTGGTTTTGGTGTTGTCTCTGGTGTAGATACAACTTTTCCAGCATCTAAATCAGTCGCCCGAACACTTGATACGGAAATCCATTTTCCGTCTACAAACTCTACAGAAGGCATAACAAAAAGAGTATTTCTTTATTATTCTAATGTATTAATCGCTTTCAGCTTCGTTTGCGTTAGGTAAAACCTCACCCTGCACTAAGATATCTCTAAATTCTTCTCTATCAATCACATTTTGATCAAACAAGGAAGTTAAAGCTGTTATATCTTGTCCAATTAGCCTATCAATATCAAAATCACGACTAATTTTGATCTCTGGTGGTTCTAAACCTAAGTAATCAGCCGATAAATTAAACGCTTTCTGTACTTTTTGTTCTAAATCCAAAGAAACCATCGAAAGCATTGAATTTGTATCTACACGGTCTAAACGTCTTGCATCTGCTGATTCTGCAACAAATTTTTGTTGTGAAAGTGTACTAATTCCTAAAGTTGCCATTTGTAACTGTAATTCTTGTATTTCTGCTGCTTGTGCTTCAAATGCACTAGCTGCTGGCTCTACATAATAAACTTTATTTCCTGGTTGAGTCGCCATCGCATAATTAACACTAATAGCCATATCTTTTGTCTGATCATCCCAACCTTCCATTACCAATAATGGCTGTGAAGCAACGTGCAAACTATGAATTAAGTCAGCTTGACGTTGGAAATGTGCCAAATTCAAATAAGCAATATCTAATAACGGTGGTTTGCTTGTCATCGTGTCTGTTTTTCCTGCATAAACAGTCACTAAAGGTATTTCACCTAACGAAAACTCACCTGATTCGACCAATTCATAATCTTTTTCATTAGCAGGAGAGTCAAAATTACCTGCAAAACTTTCATCTTGCGTGTACATATCTTTTGTTGTCTCTTTTTTCCTGAAAATCTTGTATTGACCAGGCTCAATTACCCTAATTTGATCAAAAACTTTCTCTCCAAAGTCTCCTTCAGGTACAACAGCCTGTTCTGCAATTCTTACCTGTATCAATTTTCCATAATTAACTTCTCGATCTAACCTCCAACCATAAATATTTGCTGGATCAACTTCAATCCAATACGGTCTACGGTTTTGATTCCTTTCTTCTGCAAGACTTCTTGCTCCTGTTGGGGCAGGAAAATCAACAAGGGTATTGCTATGTCCATAGGTCAACGCACAAATTAATAACCTTCTTGCGTATTCATCTAAATCTGACCCACAACCATCAACATCCTTAACAAATACATCAGTCCAATAAGGATCACCAATCACAGTAATTGGTTTTCTTAAAATTAATCCTGTCGCAGCTCTTATTAACCTTTGCGTATAAGGAGAAAAAACAGAACGGTTAACTCTTGATAAATATGCGTCATAATCTTCTCTTGGTTCTAACGGTAAAAACGCTTCAGAATTATCTCGTAAATATTCAGTCCCTAAACTAACTGCTTTCATTATTTCCCAAGATTTTGTCATATCTAAAACAGCTCTCGTCTTGGAAAATGGATTATCACCCCCACCTAGATAGGTCTGGCTAACAACATTTGTACGAAGTGCCCCAGGCATCGAGTATGTCATCTAACTTTGAAAACACTTAACATTGATAACAGTCTAAATGACTCAATAGATCCTGTAACCTGTCTGCCCAAGGGTTTCAGGTTTGGCTAAGTTAAATTGTTGCAAACATAAGTACCCGAAAGCATCAAAAGCATGATCAACACCAAGATTTTTATTCGGTAAACCTGTATTTGGGGCATAAGTTAACGTCCTTAACGATTTGATTAATTCCTTACAACGAGGATGAATAAACGTCCTCCGAACACTATTTGCATCATATAAAGCAGTATTAACAGCAGTAATTTTATCTCTAATCTTCCAAGGTGCTCTGGGACTTGAAACATTAAATCCACTTCTACGGAGGATGCTGTGATCTGTTGCCCCAACACCTGAAGTTTTTCTAGCACCACCCGTAGGGTCAGGACAAGCAACAATTCTTCGATCTACTCCATATCTCCGAATAACTTCTTCTGCAAAATCCCATGTTGTTGCACCTCCAGTCATGATTATTTCATCGAACACATATAGCGTGTCATCCTTTTTAACAGCACAAATACCAGACATCGGATCAACGTTAAAGTCAACACCCAACAACAGAGGCATCACATTAATATCCTCCGCAACTGTTGAAATATTGTCATCTCCAAAACTAATAGCCACTAACCCAGTTAAATTCTCGAAACTTGCTTCAAATTCTTGCCTAAATGTCCTCCCATCTAACTGTGCCCTTGCCGCCTCAACTTCATCTTTCGGGACATTACCCCCCTCAATAGTCGTATAACACCATCTTTTCCATTGTTCTGTAGGATCTTCTTTGCAATAACACCATAAATCATAAAACCAACTAGCAGTTCCATCAGGTGTACTAATAAATAACGCCCATCCCTGTTTATCAGCTAACGCAGGACGTATTACCTCAAACCATACCTCTGCATCCATAAATGCAGCCTCATCCAATACAACCCCAGACAAACTCCTTCCCCTCAATGCCATCGCATTTTCAGTCCCCTTTAACTCAATACTTGATCCATTAACAAGATCTAACCTTAAATCTGTCTCATTCTTACTCTGTATCCATACTTTCGGAACTAACTTCTTCAACGCCTTCCACGCAATATCTTTCGCCATCCGATATGTAGGCGCACAATAAAAATATGTCTCTCCAGGTTTACTAATTGCCCCTCTCAATAACTCAATACAACTTAAATAACTCTTCCCAAACCTCCTCCCAGCAACCAATACCCTAAACCTTTTATCATTGTTAAATACTTCTCCTTGCGCCCACCTTAAATTTATTTCTGGTGCGGTTTTTACAGTCATATCTTATTAAATTAATGGGTTTTGTACCTATACCCCCTATTTTTACTCCAAATTACTCACAAAAAGGTATTATCCTATTAATAACGTTATTTTGAGTTGCGTCCGTGACCGATTCATGCCTCAACACTTTTGATGACTCTTATAAGCCAAAAGCTACAAACCCTAGACCAACTGTAGGTGCTAGAAATCCTAAACTAATAGTAGAAGCTAGACAACAACGACTCTATAGAAGACAACTAGAAGGCCTCCCAGCTAGACAACTTGTTCTCGATCACGCCAGCAAAGAAGGCGTTTCAACAACAACAGCTTGGACTGATTGGAAACAAGTTAACGCTTGGAATAACGAAGATTGGCAGAAAGATAGAGAAAATATGCTCGCTCGCCTTCAGGCAGCAAGACTTCGACTCTACGAAAAAGCTATCCGTAAAGGTCAACTTCAAACCGCAGCTCAAGTCCTTGACTCAATAGGCAAAGTAATAGGTGAAAGCGTTGAACATGTCAGCATCCAAGCCCCTGAGCTATCCATTAAGGTAGAGCCTAAACAACCTTCTTAATTGTTTATATTTAAGGACGCAATTTAAGTTGCAAAATATATTTAAGTTCCCCCCGTCGTGCCTCTAAATGTAAAGAATTGCAACCATACCCCTTGGTATCACTGGGATCCATGATATAATAGGTTATAAGTAAAAATACCTAGATGTATCATCTATCACTAGGTACTTATACTTACTAAGATTACTAGGTAAAAATACTTAGACAAATCTCTTAGGTAGAAATACCTAGAACCTAGACAAAAGAAGAACACGACCACAAGCGACCTGCAGCAAGTGGGCACATATCACGCATGAAACAGCGTGAGAACACCAAGAGACGGCCAAATTCGCCAAGAGACGGCCTTGCAAGGGTGCTAAAGCAAGGTAAACGAAAAGAACACCACACAACACCAAACAAGCCTGCAAGGATCATTGGCAAGTGTCATTGGCAAGGGTGTTACAAGCGTGTAACAGTTTCAACACTTTAACTATCGTTTAGTAATCGATAAGCTATAGTAAAGAGGAACAAACCTAAACCAACTTATGAACACAGTTATCAAAGTTGAACTAGTCAAAACTTATCAAGCTCGAATCTATGTAAGAAGTGACGAGCACCAATGGATCAATGCCTTAACAAATAAGTTAACCATTGACGAGGCAGACATGAGAAACCTTAAATCTGCTGGTTACTCTTTCGAGTGGGTTACATCTGAAGATGTAGAGCTTAAGAGAATACAAGAGCTAGTAGGAGTTTAAGCAATGAAAGAAGTACAACTCCCAAACTTTTCAAGACCTGAGTTAATCCAATACAACTCAGGTCGAATACTTCAAGCAATGCAAGCAAAGCACTTGCAACAATTAAAAATGCTTTGTTTAGTTCCTTCAAATGGTCTAAACAAATGACAAACAAAGAAGCATTAATTGATGCAATGGTATTGCTAGCAACTGCTAGCAATAACGAAAATAGAAACAAAGCCCAAGAGCTTGTAGATCATTTTTTAAAAGCTTACGAGTCTGAAAACATTCAAAATGTGATTAAAGAATCAGAAAAAAGATTACAAGAATTTATCAAACAAACCTTGCAAACAACTTAAAAAAAATGAAAACAATTCAAGAGATTAAAAAAGCTTATCCATTATTTTTCAATGAAAGATTGATGGATCAATTCGCTGGTAAATTTTACCCTGATGTTGTAGCTACTAACAAGGGTAGTTATTTTATCAGTAGTGAGATATTCGCTTATGAGAGAATAAGCGAACATGAAATTAATTACCCTGAAAAAAGCAGGGTGTTTAAGGTTAGATTTGCAGATAAGTTAAAGGGTAAAGGGTTAGAGATAGGCCAAATTAATACTGTTCAAGAATGTTTAAGTTATGAAGCAGCCAAAATGTATTTAGAAAAGTTATTGCATGATACTGGCGGTTTTGTAGTTAGTGAACATGAAGCGAATATGGCAAGATTGAGGATAATAAACAAATGAAAAATGAAATAAACCGATTAGACAAGAATCTAGAATGTATTGAACATTTAATACATTCTGATTCATGGAAAGAATTAAGATTAAAAAAGGGAACTATTGAGGATTTAAAAAGTACTCATATGTTGATGAAAAATAGAGTTAACCATTTAAAAAAAAGAAGTACTCAATTAAAGTTTTATTGGACTGACTGGAAAGAAGAATGTAATGAATTCAAGCGTGATAAAGGCGAGGATATAGGGTATGTATGGGAGTTTAAATTTAAAAATAACTATGGTTTAAGCGTAGCAAGGCATGCTCACAGTCATCATTCTGATGAAGGATATTTTGAAACATTTAAAACAGTTAATGGAAAATTAATTCATGAAGAAGAAAGAATATTAAATAAAGCGGAAGTAATAGAAAGAATTAAAGAAATAAAACTACAAACCTTACCACTTTAAACAAACCAACTTTTTTTATCATGCAAGTTTTAACAGTTACTCAATACATGACAGTATTGAAGAATAAAAAGGAAGTTACAGAGCACTTAAAAAGTGATAAAGACTTTCTAATAAGGGACTATGGAAACCCTTGGGACAATAAACCATGCAATAAGAGTGACTTATTGAAAGAAAAATATAGTCATGTAAAAATTTACTATGGAAAAAATAATTCAAAAGTAACAGTATTAGAGGTTAAATAATGCCTAGTATTGTATTCACTAATTTTGACGGTCAATCATTAGAGATTGACCTATCAAAAACAAACAATTTAGATGCTTTAAAGCAAGGTTGCAAACATCTTGACAAAGCAGTCTACAAAAACAAAAACAAATCAACAAAAACAAACAATGACAAACAAACCACTTGATTTTAATAGAGACTTTTTAAGTTTTAGCAATGGAAATGCAAAGCTAGGGAAAGAGACTTTAATCACTTCTTTACCCGCTGGCAGTACCTGTAATGGTGCTGATAAGTGCTTATCTATGGTTATTCTAGATAAGGATGGAAATAGGAAGATAAAGGATGGAAAGAATTGTGAGTTTAGATGCTTTGCTGCTAGTGAAGAAGTAAGAAGAGGAAATATTTATTTAAGTAGAAAGAGGAATTATGAATTAATAAATTATCACGTCAAAAGAGGATCATTTTATAGATTAGTAAATTTAATAGAAAGATCTATTGATAAGAAAAAAACTAGGAATACTAAGAAAATAAGAATTCATCAGAGTGGGGACTTTTATAAACCGCTCTACTTGAAAGCGTGGTTAAAAGTAGCAGAGAATCATTCACAATATAAATTTTATTGTTATAGCAAGTCTTTAAATTTATTCTTAGATAGGAAATTACCTGAGAGTTTCTTTTTAACTGCCTCAGTTGGTTCAAAATATGATTATTTAATTCATAAAGGATATTTTAAACGCTATGCAATAGTTGTAAATAGTGAGGATGAAGCTAGAGCATTAGGAATGCTTCATATTGGTAAACCTTACAAGATAGACCATGATGACTCTCATTGCTTTGGGAGTGATCCTTTTGCATTGTTAGTTCATGGGACCCAACCTAAAGGATCAGCGGCAGCAAAAGCACTAAGTGAACGTAAGAAACAAAATAAATTTATAGGTTATTCAAAATGATTAAAGAGAATCCTAACCGTAGAGACTGCATTGAACAAATGAAAGTCTTAATTAAAGATGATAAAGAGGATAAATATATTCTTGAAAAATGTATTGAAGATTATAAAAGTAAGGGAGTACATAAAAGCACTTTTTATGATTGGTTACCAATAGCAAAAAAAGAACTTACTGAGGATGCAGATTGGATTGATAAGCAAAGCATTATTAATAGTCAACACTATGAGGATGCACAGTTAAAAAAGCAATTAAAAAAGGATGCTCAAGAGGATTATAAAAATTGTACTGATATAAAGTTGAGAGTAGCTTTAAGGAAAGAATTAAACAGTTATTTAAAATCATATTAAAGACGAAATTCGTTAACGAATTAAAAAAATCTAGGCAGTTGAGAGAGACAATAAGACCTAGAAAACAAACCTAAACCCTTTTTTTATTATGTCTCACGATGGTCACAGTCAATGGTTAGAAAGTGAAAGAGATTCTTTTGCTGATGATCACCCTGAATTAGAAATAGATTCTGATGAATTTATTGAGAAGTTTACAGAGTATTTAAGGGACAATGATCCTAAGAATGAACCGTCATTAAGTGCTGCGGAGAGGAATCGTTAAATATATAAAACCTTACTCATATCAACTAAACTAAAAAACCAAACTAATGGCAGCAATGAAAAGACATCTTGAAAACAAGATTGAAAAGTTATTAAAAGAAAAACATCAAAATAGAGCAATTATTGTTGATGCTTTTAATAACAATGAAATAAGTCATGAGCATTATTTATCAGAAATGAATGCACTTGATTTAGCAGAAAAAACTATTAAGGAGTTAAAACTATGAATGACTTAAAAACAATCACAATGAATGTAGAAAAGTTCAATGATTTAATTCGATATATAGAGGATGAAAGAGCCGAATGTATTGAAAAAGATGTTGAACCTAGTGAAGATTTGAAAGATGCTTATAAAGCTATTTCAGAAATTTTTAGACAACTACATCCGAATACAAATCTATGAAAGTCATGAATGCGATTATGAATGGCAAAGTATTGCGATTCAAATTAATTAATGGAGTCCGATGCTGGGTTGATCCTCCCTCATCTGCCTGGTATGCCTTCGAGGCTAATCCCAGCTATCAAAAACGGATTAAAAAAACAAACTTACAAACCAATTTATTTACAAAATCATGAAAACTTATCGAATTAAAATGATTCAAGAATATATTGAATCATACGATATTGAAGCTAATTCTAAAAAAGAAGCTATTGCAGAAATTTATAAAGATTTCATTGAACCTGATGACACTAAAGCAAGTAAATCCCACGTTCACAATATTGAGGTTATTGCATCATGAAATTAAAAAGAACTAGAAGAGAACGTACTTGCCATGAATGCAAGAAAAAGATTTTTAAAGGTGATAGTTATGGACAAAGATCTATAACTTTAGGATCAAAGCAAGATGGACAAGCAGAAACATTTGATGGGAGTGCAATTATTGTGCATCAGATGAGAATCAAGGTTGATATATGTCAGGAGTGTGCAGCATGAATGAAGCACAGTATAGATTTGAATGTAGGAAATTAATCTTTGATGAAAATGTTTTACCTAAAAGGATAAACAACATTAAAGAATATATACCCTATAAATCAAATCATAGAGTTTTTAAAGAAGATGATTGGAATTTAGGAAGATGTATCAAATGTCCTGAATGCTCAAATATAAGTCTTATATATCACTTTGAATGGTCAGATAAAGAATGTCATGAATGTAGAAAAATGATTGAGAAGAAAAAATATTTAATAGAAGTAAAAAACTTTAAAACCTTTAACCAATTTTTTAATCATGAATGAAGAATTTAATCCTTTAAAACCTGAACTACTAGAAAAGATGTGGGCTGTTTATTACCATATGTATAAAGGTAGAGGGAAGAAAAAAACATTTCTCAGTAATGCAACTGAATTAATTAAGTTAATGCAAACTGCTATCCCTGGAGAAGATCAAATCCCTGAAAAATATAAAAAAGATTCTATTAAATATGGATTTGATTTTGATATGTGGGGTCGTGGTGAAGCATTGCAATTCTGGTCTACTAAATATGACATTAAAGGAGAAAATATTAGTAAATATTTTCACTCTATAAGTTCCGTAACTACTCTTTCTTGATCATGAAAAAGAAACTAATCAAATTTGAATTTACTGAGAAAGAAGCAGCCTATCTGTATGAAGAGATTCATAGAATAGAGGGCTATGTAGGAATCTTGGGATTAGAGGATGAATGTGAACCATGGGTTATATGCAACAAATTCTGTAAGCAGTACCGGAGGCAAATAGATGCCTAGCTCAATAAGGCGTATTCAAATAACACCTGCAACAGAAAAAGACTCTGATTTAGTAGAAGAGTTAGCTAAAGAATGGGGATGCTCAGAAGGAAAGTTGGTTTCAACGGCATTACATGAATGGCTAAGAACTAATTGCGCTGGTAAATTCTTCCCTGAATAATTATGAATGCGAATTATTACAATCCTGATTTGACATATATTTATCTACCATGTAGATTACATGTAGTTAACCACCCTGTTGAATCGTAACTGACCTGTATTATGGAAACTCAAGCAGTCGATATATCCAAGAAACTCATTGATTCATGCAAGCTTCACATGGATGAATGGCACTCCCTCAAAGGGTTTGTGCATGACATGATCGCTCTTGGTATACAAACAAAATATAAAGACTTGACAACGTATGCTACCATGAAGAAAACCGACCGAAACAAGGAAAAAAGAGAGGAAGAAGGGAAGGTTTTCTATACTAGTAAAGTAGACAATACTATAAATAAGGAAAAAACAAAAAAATGGATTTTTAAAGAAAATCACATTCCTAAATCACTTGAGTTTTGTAAAGATTTAATCGTTAAGTTCTGGGGAGTAAAAAAAGGATTTCATACGGAAGATGCTTTTAAACTTTTAATCGGGCCTAAAGGTTTAGCAGGGATATATACAAATCATGGTCAGAGTGCCGTCTTAGATCAGCTAGAAGAGGCCATAGCGCATCAATGGCAATCAGTAACGCTTAAGAACTACATCGCCTTTGGAAGACCAAAGAACGCTGATAAGGAACCTGTAACAGGTCATCCTGCTCAAAGAGTTTGGAAAGATGGAGGTTTTGTTGATTAATGGAACCGTTATTTAACAATCTTCGCTCTATCACTCTCAGGTTAAAGAAAGGATTACATACTCCTAATCCTGCTAACCCTAAAAAACCTATGTGGACGCTTGAGGATCTTGATGAAATAGCTGAAGGATCTAAACGCAACATTGAACAAGCCAATAAGCACCTTGATATTTTTCCGAGAGGTTATCAAGGTGTGAGGTTTAAAAACCTAGCTAGGGAGAGTCCTCCTTCTGAAATTAAAGAATCAATAGAGTTCACCGACCCTAAAGATTTCCCAACTAACTAAACCAATGAATCCTTTTGCAAAGTGGATGCACGTTCGTGCTTTAAAACGTCAAGACCCTTGGTCTTCTTTTTGGCTTGATCCTTTACCAATTCATCGTAAAGAACCTGAACATAAATATGTTTGGGAACCTACCAATGAATCCCTTTTATATTCAACAACTCAGGCTACTAACAACAAAACACCTGAAGCTTTAGCCAGTATTGAACGCCATCGTCATGGAGTGAATGGTTGGGAAGCTAGAGGTAAAAAAGTTCATTGGTGTTTAGAGCAAAAGATGCTCGGTGATCCTGCACCTGATCCTGAACTTTATGGTGAATGGGTTGAACCGTTATTAAGTCATCCTTTTTGGGAAAACTTTGAACCTTGGGCAGTCGAATATATGCTCTGTGATCTTAAGAAGTCTGTTGGTGGTCAATTAGATCTTTTGGGTTATGACCATGAATCCAATCGTTTAATGTTGATTGACCTTAAATCTCAAAGCAAATCAGGTAGAACTTATTCCACTAATGCACAGCTTGGGAGCTACGTGGAGGCACTAGAAACACATCATGGACTAGAAGTTGATGTATGTAAAACAGTATGGGCAAAGCCTGGAAAAACTAAGATTGGTGATGATCAACCTGTTAATGAATGCCTAGATGCTTGGCATAAAGCATGGGAAATATTTGAAGAAAAGCAAGAGATTCCTTTCTAATGCCTAAGAAATCGAAACCAATTCCTTATGAAGTGAATGAATTAGAAAAATATATATCCTATGACAATAAAACTGGTTCAATAACGAGAGCTGTTGATATTCCAAATAACAGAATTAAAAAAGGTGATGATGCTTGTAAAATAAGAATCAGTAAAACAAATAATCTTCCTTATAAACGAGTTTATTTAAATAAAAAAGAATATTCTGCACATCGTTTAGCTTGGTTTCTTCATTATGGTGTAGATCCATATTCTTATGGAGAAGATAAAGTTATTGATCATATAAATAGAGATACGTTAGATAACAGAATAAAAAATTTACGGATAGTCACAACACGAGAAAATAACAACAATAAAGGGGAATATAAAAGAAAAGATTGCAAGATCAACGAATGAATGAAATTTTTATTCCTGTAATAGGAATCCCTGCTCCTCAAGGTAGTAAAAGACACGTGGGACATGGGATCATGATTGAAAATAGTAAACGTGTAAAACCTTGGAGACAGGATGTAAAAGAAGCAGCATTAAATCATTACGATGGAGAAATTATTGATCAAGCTGTAGAAATAGAAATTATATTTTTATTTGCAAGACCTAAAAGCCATTATGGAACAGGAAAAAATTCAAGGAAGTTAAAACCTTCTGCTCCTGTGTTTGTAACAAGTAAAGGAATCGGTGACGTAGATAAGCTTCAGCGCAGTACTTATGACGCATTATCAGAAAGTAGTGGAGGGAGTGTATTGAAAGATGATTCTTTGATTGTTAAGAACAGAAACATGAAAAGGTATTGCGTTGAAGGAGAAAATCCAGGTGCAAAAATTACGGTTAGAACATTACATTGATTTCTGTCGTTTATTAGGTTAGACTTTAAAAGTACAAACGCACGAACAATGCCAAACCAATCAAAACCCAAGGCTGACGCAAAGTCTTCACATCCAAAAACTATTGAAGAAGCATTAGCAAGGTTCCAAATGGAACACCATGCAGCAGGTAAGGATGGAAAAGCTAACTACGGTACTTACACAACTCTTGCTGGTGGATTGAATGCAGTTCAACCAGCTACTCATTTAGGTCTATCTCATACTCAGACTTTTGAGCATATTGTTGTTGGTGAAAAGGTCGTAACTGTATTAAAAACCAGGTTACTTTTTACTGGTGAGGACAGCGATTACAACACAGTTATTGAAAGCAACTTACCTTTCCCTGATCTAGTTCCTAATAGAGGGAACATCATGCAAGCTTTAGGGTCAGCTATTACTTACGCAAGACGTTATTCATTGTTAGCCATTTATGGATTAGCAGGTGATGACGATGATGCTGAAGGATCTGCTCCTGTTGCTACTCCTGCAAAGAAAGAGATTGCTAGATCTCCTGCTAGAGGTGCTAACGCTAGACAAGTAAAAGCAAGTCCTGTTGCACATGAAATGGTAACTGGAAAAGTTGCTCAAGCATCAATTCCTCAATCTCAGAAAGATGCCCTTGCTAAAGAGCTACAAGCATTACCTCCTCATGGGAGGAACAGAGTACTAAGTACTTTCAGACAGCAATTCAACATTTCCTCTGAAAAAATATCGGAATTTATTACGACTCCAGAGCATTTGTCTTTCATTAGATCCAAAATAGCGGAAGTAGAATCTGACTCTCCGTAATGACACCTGAAGCTGTCGATCACGCTGCAAAAGCAGTTCTTACGCAACTTTCAAACAGACGTAAATGTAATGTCGAGTCTCTAAAAAACGACATCAAACCCAGTAAACTAATTAACCATTTCAATTATTATGGCTGACTTTCAATCTAATTTCGTTCCTGCTTTTCCTTTCCCTGTTAAGTGGTCTGTAGGCGATAACACTTTTGACGATGCAGATAAAAATCCTAAAACAATAGGTCTTGCAATTCCTGTTGAATCAATTCCTGGTTTCATCAGTTTATTAATGGCATTAGAAGCTGATACTTCTAAGCACAAGCAAGGAAAAGTTTGGAGTAAGGAAAACGGAGAGGAAAAGAAACCTGTTGTTTACTTGAATGGTAAAGGCAAGGAATCAAACGATGGATATGGTTGCTTTGGCAATATCAATCCTAGAAAAATCGAAGTAGAACCTAACTTTTAACCAAAACTACATAAAAAAAAAAGCGAGGTGCAACTCGCTTTTCTAAAACCCAAAACCTTGTCAATTATGAGCAAATTTAATCTACAAAATCTCTACAGAGATGTAAACGTTTCATTGGAATTTATTTCACCTGACGAAGCAAGAAACTATCTTTTGCATAATTTCGCCAACAATAGACCATTAAAACCAGAACATTTAAAAGATTTAACTAGAGAAATGAAGATGAGCAGGTTCTTCTTAAGTAGTGATGCAATAACTTTTGAATCAGATGGTCAATTAACAAATGGACAACACAGATTATCGGCAGTTGTTGAATCGGGGACTATTCAACCTTTTATTGTTATTAAAAATATGCTGCCTGAATGTAAATCAATTATTGACGTAGGGAAAAAAAGAATGATGGCAGATAGAATAACTGTTTCTGGAGTTAAAATTTCAACCATATATTGTTCAGCCGTTAGACACGCTATGGCTGTTGTTAACAATAGGAATATTGGAACTACCGAATATGCAAGGCCATCTCATGATGACTTAGTTGCTTCTCAATATATAAAACACAAAGAATTTTTTGATATTTTAACTGAAGTAAAACTTTCACATATTCGAGCTTTTTGGATGGGTGGAGCATTGAAAATATATGCCGAAATGAAATCTAAACCAAACAAAATATATCCTCATGGAATGAATGCTTTAGATCGAACATTGCATTGGATTTATATTGTGACAACAGGGTGTAGTGATGTTGGGCCAGTACAAAAAGAATATGATATTGCCGCAATTAAAGTTCAACAAAAAGCTTTAACTAGAAAACAACAAGACAATAAATACTGGTGCGATCCAGAAGCATGGTGTTTAACTGTAGCGGCAGCCCATCACTTTATGACGGGGACTGGAATTACCAATTTATACAAAGCCAGCAAAGATCCCTTTACTCCTTTTAAAAGACTTCCTTCTACTAATAATTGAAATTATTATAAAAACCAATGAAAACCTCAAACCTTAGCCTTTACTCAGAAGTCGAATTAATCGTTAAACGACTTGATGAAATTGTCAAACTAGACAAAAAAGAATGGGA